GATTTTGTTGGTAGTGGCATTTTTGTTCTCCTTCTTAGGTTTAACACTTTTAATTATTAATTGTATTGTTGCTACAAAGTCTATTGCATAGAAACCCAGATTAGCTAGTAATCCAAGGTTTGTAGGGAATAGGACGCAAGCTATTGGTCCGAGTATCGGTATTCCTTTAAAGAATATCGTTATACGAAATACTTTTTCAAAACCGGTTGCTAGTAGTAGTCTGAGGCAGTAGCCAAGAAACACAAGCAAGAACGGTAGAAAGACTACGTCAAGTATTAATGTATCTGAGTTTAGTGCCTCTATAAAATTATATTCAAACATTTTAATCTCCTTAATGGTTGTGTACTGTTGATTCTTCAACATAGTTACAAGCGATACCTTCAAAGTATCCCCGTGTTAGTAACCACTCACGGAATGTACCGTGTGTAGCATCGCCCTGACATATGCCAGAGTATGAATTAAAGTGAGGTGGTAATTCATCCATCTCAATTTCAATAACAGCGCCTTTAGAATATTTAGCGGCGTTGTCGTATGAATCAGTCCAGTGTGTGATATTACGAGTTTGAATATCCTGTGCTAATTCGTTAGCTTCTCGTTGGCATGTGCCTCTGTAAAATTTAAACATTTTGTTCTCCGTTAGGTTATGGTCTGTCTGACCGGTAAGTTTCATATAGTGTTAATACTAGTACGTATAGTAAGTAAAAGTAGGTTAGTGCAATTAAAGTTGCGATTATCATTGTGTTCTCCTTTTGGGTTTCTTCATTATAGAGGGTCAAAAAACCCCACTTTTTTAGGCGATGTTTTGATAAAAAAGGCCACCCCCGAAGGGATGACCGTTGTATTTATTTTCTGAAATTACTTTCTTTATTTTGTGCATTAACACCACCAGCAATTTGAGGCATCATCTTAACAATCTCTTTACGAGTTTGTCGTGATACGTCACCTTGCACGTTTATGTTAAATGACTGTTGTGATGAGTTGTTTTGAGAATTCATGTTTCTAACAGCGTTCTTAGACAATACCATTTCACCCGGCATTAACATTGCTGGGACAGAGTCTTTTCCTGCTTGTGAGAAAGACGTAGATGGTACAGTACCACCTTGAGCCATTCCAAATCCTGAAAAGAAGCTTATGCCTTTAGTAATCATGCCACCTATGTCGAAGCCACCACCAGCACTGCCACCGATGTTGCCGATACCTTTGAAAAGGTCAGTCATCATAGGCATTAAGTTTTCCATAGCAGTTTCTGTGAAGCTAGATGCAAAAGAGTCAATTACTGAAGAAGTAAAGTTGTCTAACAATCCAGTAAGGACTTCTTTCAAATCACCACCATGTAGTACTTCTGAAAGACCGTTCTTAAACGCATTAGAGAAGTTCTCAGCATAGCCTTGCGCTACCTTAGTACCTTCTTCGTCAGTGCCTTTAAGACCTTCAACAACATTCTTCTCACCACCTTCTGTTAATAAATCAACTTGTGATTGATTAAGGTTGTTAAGAAGTTTAAGCTGTTCAATGATGTCAAACTGGTCATCTTCTCGACCATCAGCTTGTGCTCTGATTAGTTCTATAGCTAGTCTGTTGCTTTGACCTGTTATACCTAGTCCTGTGAAAGCACGACGACCCATTGGGCCACCTTGGTTTCTAAACTTAGGCATTACTCCTCGGTTAATAGCATCCATATATCCTGTACCAAACTTCTGTACAGCAGATTGCTTCATTACATACTCACCTGTAGACAACATCGCAGGGATATCATCAGAGGTTCCTGTACCGGGGCCACTTACTGGTCCACCTGTAGAGAAGTTCTTCATTCTCTCTTGGTATTCCTGTGCTGTTTCTCCCGGTTGTATTACTAGTCTACTACCGTCTGAGCTTGTTTCACCATTACCAAAACCAAAGAAGGCTTTAACAGTATCTAGTTTCCCAGACAACCATGCCCAAGCATCTTTAAAGCCTTGTAGTATGTTATTGCCTAAAGTAACAGGCATCTGTATAACGTACTTATCAAACAATGCCATAGCACTGTCCCATATACCTTTTAACTTAGCTACTACATCTGGATTGTTAAGTGCATCAATTAAGAAACCACCTACACCACCAACCGCCGCACCGATTGCCGCACCAAGAGGTCCAGCTATCATAAGTCCAAGTTGTCCACCTAGAGCGGCACCACCTATAGCACCGTCAAGAGTTTCTCCAAAACCATTAAAAGCATCGTCATCGATTAAAGCGTCAGCGCTTGATTGAACTAGCCCTGCCATCATAGCGGCATTTAAAGATTTACCAGCAATAGCGCCTACTCTGGCACCCAAGCTTTTTGCTCCTGATTTAACTCTAGCTTTCTTACCGGCGGCAGTCATACCATGAAATAATTGATTACCCAATCTTGTAGCAAGAATACCTCTAGCAGAAAGACCAAAGATAAATTTCGCCATCATTACGCCCATAGCAACTAAACCTGCTCTGGCTTTAGCACTTAGTACAAAAGCACCTATAACTAAAGTAATTGAAGTTGCAAGAACGTCTGCAAACTTAGAGTTAAAGTCTTCTCCAAACATTCCGTCTATAAAACCAGTACCAATAGAGCTAGCTAGTTTTACTATTCCTGATAGAATATTTTCTACTAAACCACCTTCACCGTCTTCAAGATACTTGCCCAATAGCTTACCAAAGCCTCTAGCTGTTGCTTTAACTGATTCTTGGAATTCTGGGTTATCTTGTAGTGAAACAACAGAAGCTAATAAAGCCGCGCCTATAGCGTTAGCAAATAAGAATTTTCTTATGCTTGTGTTAAAGGCCGCTAGCATAGCACCTGCAAATAAAGCACCCGCAACGTCACCTTCAAAGTCTAAGTATGCTTTAAAGTCTTCTACTATTGTATCAAAGTTTTCTTTTAAAGAACTAGATACGCCTTTAGCACCTATCACAATACTTGTGTTGTTTAACAAAGTAACAAACGAGTTAAAATTGTCTTTAACTTTCTTTATCGCCGCATCAAACTTAACACCCATTGTCGCCGCAGAAGGGAATAATGATTCATCAGAACCAGAAGCCTCGGTTAACGTTAAGTTAAACGTATCCCATGCTGTACCCATTCTTCTTAATGAAGCAGTCCATAGCTTTTCTACAGTTAAGTTTACAGTAGGTTTTAATCCTATTTCGTTAACACTAGTAACAAGACCTTGCCATGTGTCATATATCTCGAAAGAAGCATTTGAGAAAGCGTTAGAAAGTCTACCTAGTATGCCTTTTGATTTGTTTACTTCAATCTTTAAAGTGTTAGCAAAGCCAACCTCTCTTATAGAAGTAACAGTCATAAGCCATCTATCATAAATTTCAAAGCTTATATTGTCAAAGGTTTGTACTAAAGCAGAACCCCACAACTTAATTTCGTCAAGAGGTTTGTCTAGGAATCGTCGTATACTACTACCTATAGCAAGTGTTTGTCCCGGCTCCATATGGCTAGGGTCAAATATGCCTGTCCAATAAGAATTACCAACAATAGCGCTCCACAGGTCTTTAAACACTTTAGTGATATTTTCACCGAAGGTTTTAACAGCAGTTAATGCAGTACCCATGCTTGGGAACATCTGTGTTAGTAGGTCTACTTTTTCAACAACAAAGTCTACAGAGATTTTAAATCCCTTTTTAACTTTAGCCTTTGCAACTTCAAAGCCGTCAATAATGTTCTTACTTATTTGTTCTGTGTCTAGGTCAGCTGAGAACAATCCTTTAAGGAATGAACCCACGTCTCTAGCAAATCTTTGAACTGAGAGTTTAGCTAACAATAACTCACCTGATACTAGTGTAGCAAAGGATATAATATTCTCACCAAAGCTTTTAATAGCAATAGTGGCAAACATTATACCGTCTTTAATACCCTCAGACGTGCCTATAGCTTTGTCTAGGTTAGCAATGGCTCTTGTCCATTCATTACCAAACACAGTAGCCAGACCACCTACAGTAGCGTTAAGAGTGTTAAACTCTTCATCTATTTCATCAGCACCGTTTAAGATAGCCGCATAAACAGCTTCAGCAGTAATCTTCCCTGCCATAGCTTCTTCACGTAGCTTACCAAAAGGTATGCCCATACCATCAGCAATAGACTTAGCCAATCTTGGCATTTGTTCTAATACTGAGTTTAATTCTTGTCCACGTAACTGACCAGAGGCTAAGCCCTGTCCTAACTGTACGATAGCCGCTTTAGCTGATTGCGCTCCGGCACCAGATATAACAGCCGCTTTCTGTACTGCTTCAGTTACTTTTAATAATTCACCAACAGGCTTGTTAGAGTCCTGTAGTGCTAAACCAAATCGGTTAAATGTCTCAGCGGCGGCATCTACACTACCACGAGACCTAGACGCTATCTTGAACAATTCGTCCATAACGCCTTTTGTTTTCTGAACATCTCTAGTAACAAGATTAACTCTGTTACCAAACTCTGTCATTGAGTCTGCACTCTTAGTAATACTCTTAGTTAAAGCACCACCAGTAAAAGCCGCAGTAATACCTAATGCTAGGTTTCTGAATGCCTTTGCGGTATTGGTAGCGCGTTTGTCTAGATTAACAACCGCTTTTTCTACTTTACCTATTTCTCTCTGGGCTTGAGCCGCATCTGCTCTTACCCGAATCTTTACACCACTCATATTGTGTGTCTCCTTAATAAAAAAGCCCCCGATAAGTTTCTCGCATTTCGGAGAAGCCATCGAGGGCATAATATATTAATCAGCTTGGGGTAATAACGCCGATTTTAACTAGTGTTTGTTCTATGAAGTATTTAGGAGCTTGTTTACTCCATCCGGCATTTAGTCTGCCTATGTATTCTACTTCGTTTATGATATTGCCACCACTAAAGCCGCCATATCTGTTTTTCTCTATTTCATCAAACCAACCCATACGAGCATTACCCTCATCAACGGGGGTTACTATCTTAAGCTGGTCTGTTCCATAGTGTATTAAGTCTTCTATTTCTTTATTGGCAACTTCTTTGAGTTCACGGTCTAACCGTTCCATCTCTTGCCTAAAATCCACAATCTCCAAAGAGACTAAACTATTATTTTTTGCCATCGTTCATCCAAGGTGGGGTCCAACCAGAGTCGTCTTTATCTTTAGACTTCATCATCATTTCTAGGAACTTGCCTTTTGGCAATGCTCTAACTTCAGCTGGAGTATTATCTTTCATTTGCTTAAGTGTAGCAAACACGTCTTCAGGTTTACCTTTGAAACCTTGTGCCTGTAAGTTTAAGAAAGAACGTTGGTCTTCCTTGTAGCCTATAGGTCTTCTTTTAAAATACTCTACCCACTGAAGAAGTTCGGTATAAGGCATTTCCTCCCGTAACTTATATACAGGCATCTTTAACTCATACGCAATTTCAAATATAGTTTCTTCAGAACGAGTTAGTTTCCCGCTTCTTCATCACCCGATAAACCAGATAATGCCATTACTCTTGTAGATAATTTGTTTAGTTCTTCGATAGGGAATGTATCAAAGTCTTCGTCTGATAATTCATCAGCACCTAATACTGCTACTTTAATTATTTCACGAAGGAGTCCGATTTGCTTTGCGGCATCTTCACTGTTGCCTACTTTAGCTATTACTTTCTGTAGTGATAAAATCTCACCAACAGTTAGTTTCTTTACTTCTACTTCATCGCCCATGAATGGGACTTTTTCTGTTATTGCTTTTCCAACGAGATGTTTCATTGTTTTGTTCCTATTAATTTAATTTATCTTTTTCTGAAAATAGTTCTGGGTTGTTTGCTTGAAAGTCGTCTAACATTTTTCGTACTGTATGTAGAACACTTAATGTCTCCATAATCTCACGACCTGTTGTTGACTCATTATCAAAGTCTTTAAATCTCTCAAACGATTTGCGAATACTTATATCTACACTTCTGCGCATGTGGCGAAAAGTTGTCCTCATGACAAAAGCTTTACTAAATGGTTTATCCATTGTTAACTCTCTTGTTTAGTGAGGCTCCTCCGAAGAGGAACCCCGTTATTCTATTAAGCCGCTAGTGTAGCTGGACCAAAGAAATCTGATTGTGCTGACAAAGTAACAGTTGCAGTTGTTGCGTCTGTTAATGCAGGGTTAACCAAGATAGCTTCGATTTTACCTAAGAAGTAAAACTCTGTGTTGTTTACTGCTAAAGTAGCTGATGCGCCTTCGTCTTCAGTAACAGCTTGAGAAGCCATCATGAAACGGAATACACAGTCAGTTCCAACTAAGTTGTGGATTTCTGTCATGTCGTCAGCAACGTAGTTAACAGTTACTTCTAATGTAGGAGCATCTGCTTGACCTTGAACCTGTGAAGATGTCTTCTGACCGTAAACAGGAACGTTCACGATGTTTGCAGGTGTGCCGATTGATGGGAATTCACGCACTGAAGGCATACGGACGTGGTCTGCGTCTGCAGTTCCGTCAACTGTGCCTACGAATAGCGCCGCACATTCTGCTACTGTATCAGTAGAAGCAGGTATTGTGCCTTTGAAGATGTCGAGGTATGTGAAGATACCCGCACCCAATGATGATATGTGTGCCATTTGTTATTCTCCGTAATGTGTAAATGGAATTATGTAAGATGCACTTGAAAGTGCTTTGTTCGAAGGGTCTACCCCCTCCACTGTTAAATATGATGTTCCAAGCTTTGTACCGTTAGGTAGTGTTTTGTTGTCAAGAACGATGTCAAGTAAGTCGGCCATAGCCATAAATCTTCCCTGACCTTCACCGCTCTTTGCAAACAATTTTACTGCTACAAGACCTGTGGACTGCTTACTTACTCCATATGCATAGTTTTCGCTACTCGAAGGTAACACAGAAACCATTGCATATTCTCCATTAGTTCCACCCTTACACCCTTGATAGTCAACAGGGTAAGTTGGAATACTATTAGAAGTCCAAGTAGTTGAGGCGAAAACGCCTTCTACATCTCTAAGTATTAAGTTATACATTAGCAACCTTCCTTTCCTAATGATAAGGTTATTACAAACCCGTCATCAGTAAACTCAGATATGTTGTATACGTCAGTACCTATGGTTAAGGTATCGTATCCACCTATTGCTGTTCCAGACTTCATCATTGCTTTCGCAGTTGTTGAGTCGCCTGTTGGCTTAGTTTTGGATTCGAGTACTACCTTAACTATTTTAGAAGATGCAGTTGTTGTGATACTGCCAGAAGCAAAATCATAACCACTTGAAGTATTGCTGGATAAAGTTGCAGAAACCGCTAAGTCTCCTATAGCAAGAAAAGCCTTATCTACTGCGGCCTTTACTCTAGCCTTCATTGACATTAGTTAGCCCTCCACCAACCTGCTCCCTGACCTACAGAACCTTTAACTAGTAAGGGTCTTATAGATTTAGTTGCTTGTGTTGACTTAATTGGAGTTCTAGTAACGTCATTGTTGCTATCTGATATAGAGATTGAACCAACAGAAATACTTTCAAAAGTTTGAGTAGTACCCATTAATAAATCTTCGTTGTTTATCAGATGTAAAGCCTGTTCGTAGACAGCTACTTTAACACGACTTGGGACCTCGTCTTCGGCTATAGTTATAGTCATCCCTAATCGAGAATCATTGTATATAGCGTTCTTACGAGGCCAAGCCAAAGCTTGTGAGGAACTAACAGCAGAACCAATCCAAGAATTATCATCAACTAGTAAACTAGCTGTAACAATTGCTTGTTCCTTGATTTCGTCATCAGCGTCAAACCAGTTGGCACTGTCAATACGAGTTTCAAAGTAGTCATCAGCGTCTGCTGTTTCTACGTAACTGTTTGTATTAAGAACCAGAGCCATTAGTTCCTCCTTTTATTTATGCGTGGAATATTGGTAGGATACCTAAGTTCAAGCTATCCATTTTACGTGTGTAAGAACCACCAGCGCCAAGAGTTGCGTTAGTTGCGAATGCATTTGATGCACCAGCCCAGTCGTAACCCATTGGGTGGTTGATGTAGCCCCAGCGATACCAAACGTTAGTTGAACCACCACCTAAGTAAGAAGCCGCCGCACGGTCTACTTCTACTGGAGTTGGCATGTTGATTGCTGTTGCCGCAACTGAACCCGGCTTGATGATGTATGAACACTTAGTTGATTGAGCGTTCAAGTCGCCTGAAGCCGCACCTGAAATCATTTGGTTCGCACGAGTCATTACTAGACGGAATTTTCCACCGAATACTGTTGAGAACTCAAGGTTGCCGTCTTTGATACGGTCTTCGTCTACCAAGTTAGCCGCTCTCATTTCAGCCATAACTTCTGGTGAAGTAACCATGTACAGGAAATCTGGTTCGTAGTCTTTGAATGCCGCTCCAACAGAACGGAATAAACGCTCACCACGAGCCGCACCCATTGCTGATGAATCAAACAATTTACGAGCATCTGAAGAACCAGTAGCCGCCGCACCGTGTAAACCTAATGCGTTAACGTCCATGAAGAAACCAGTAGCCGCCGCGTCTGCGTCTGTGTCGAAATCGATGATTCCGCCGTTACCAGTTCCACCTAAGTCGCCTAAAGCAACTTCTGAAGCCCCTACACCTTTAAGAACTGACAACAATGCGTCATGCTCGTCTTGTGCACGTACTTCAGCAAAGTCACGAGCGATTTTCGCTAGACCGTCTTGCTTAGATACTACTTCTTGCATGTTAACTTGCTCTGCACCGAATGTACGAACTGTTTTCACGAAGTTAGCAACGTCTGTTGCGATGTCTGTGTATGTACCGTCTGTAGCAGAAGACAATGAAGCAACGTTCACTGTTGACGCTTTTGGTTTGTACCAACGGAATTGTCCTACGAAAGATTCGCCTGAAGCGTCAATTCTTTGGTCAGCGGCAACGATGCCTGTTCCGTTTAATTTCTTAGCTGTTGTGTAAGCTTCGTCTGAGTAAGCAGAGATTGCAAGAGCAATGTTCTGAAAATCTGTGTTTGTAATAGCCATTTTGTTTTTCCTTATGTGCCAATATTGGCGTTAGTTTTTAGATATTAAAGTTACCTAGTTTACCTTTTGAGGCAAGAGCTAGAATTTCTTGAGTTGACATTTCGCCAATAGATTTGGCACTGTCAGTCGAAGGCGCTCCAGCTGGATTGCCTGTACCTGCACCTGTGTTAGATTTAACACGGAACAAGAATGAGTTATCTTCGGACTTAGAATAAGCTTCTACGTAGTCACGAATATTTGAACCTGTTGAGTGCACCCATGCACCCTCTTCGTTTTGAACCAATTGGTCAACAATTTCTCTGCGAGCCATGTCACGAGACTTATCGTTGCGGAATTCCATGCCGGCTAATGCGTCATTTAAGACACCATCACGCTTTAACTTAGTTGTTTCTACTGCGTAGACATCTAGTTTAGCTTTTGCTTCAGCAAGTTCCATTTCAAGAGCTTCTTGTAATTTGCCTTCTTCTTTCATTCGAGCTATAGTTTCTTCTTTTTGTTTAGACTCTAGTTCGACTTTAAGTTTAAGTGCTTCATCACGCTCACTAGCCATACGGTCCATGTTAGCTTTCATCTTAGCTAATCGTTCTTCTACGATTGACTCGATGTCGTCTTTAGGAGCTTCTGGTGTAGCTGGTTCTTCTGTAGTAATTACTTCTTCAACAACAGGTGTTTCTACTGGTGTTACGTTTTCTTCGATTTGATTATCGCTCATTTTATTTCCTTTCAAGCACAGCTTGGGTTGATGTATATATTTGAGTCACAGACTCGTTTGTTTGTTTAGTGGTCATATAGCTATTACAAATATCTATGGACCGATTCCATACCAGTCGTTTCCGTCTCGTATAGGTTCTAGCAACTCTTTCGGAGTAATTTTATTTGGTGGGTCTATTAATCCGTCGTCTATTGCTCTTTGATAGTATTTATTATATGTCGCCCTTGACATACCAGATTTTCGCATCTCTGCCAATGTCTGTTTAATCGTGCCTCGTTTTAACGCATCTGCATAGATTTGTCTTAAGGCCGATTTAGCGGGAACCGCTTCACCAAGGTTCGAGAAGAACGCATCATGGATTGTTCCAGTATCTACGTTATTCTTCTTCCCCCAAAGGTGGAATTGTCTAACAATCGCCGCGTCATTGCTGTGATTGCCATTAACACCAAGACCTATTGACGCATCCTGTATACTGGCTTGCGACATTAGTTTACCGTCTTTTGATGGTGCTTCATAAATGTTGAAGACTTTTTCCCCGGTAACAGGGTCTTTAAAGTCTATTCTTGTCTGTTCTTTCACTCGGTATCTTTGCATCATTTTCTTACCGTCAAATGTCACCCACGGGATGTCAACTGACCCAGACTCTGCAACATAATCTTTTGCAACGTCCTTCCAGAACTTGATAAATTTACCAGTAACAGGAACCTCTTCTTCGAGTTTAGCACTCATAATCTTAGATATCTTATCAAACAATCTTGTACCAATTAAGTCACCAGATTCATCTTTAAGTTTAGCTAAGAACATGTGCATGTCCTCGGAATTCTTTACACCGTCTCTGAACTCTGCACGAGCAGTTTCATATAGTGAGTCAGTGATGGAACTACCTTCTTTAGAAGATAATACCACTTGTTTCTTGATATCTCGTAATTCATCGATTCGAGACCAATTCTTTCTATCCATTTCAAAGCTTATCTTAGCATCTATAGCTTTCTTAAACTTGTCAACCTCTTTAGTAGATATAGCTATCTTGCCTTTCTTAGCAAGAACTTTAGCAAACTGATTAGCAACATTAGCAGACTTAGTAGCATCACCGGCACCATAGAAGGCAACCATGTTTTGATTCTTTGCCGCTTTCATTAAGTCAGTCCAATCTAAATCCATCTCAGCTAATTCAGGTATAGCTAGGAATTCAGCATCATCAACAGTACGTTTAGCAATCTCATCATAGAGTCTTTGTTTCTTTGATGTTTGTAATACATTAGATAACTCAGCAGAAGCTCTGTCACCTGTAGATAAAGATATAATTTGCGCTCCACTAGAGGAAGCATCGTTTTCTATCATCATCTTTGTTTTGTATTGTGCTAGTCTTTGTCGTTGTGCGTTAGTCCATAAAGACTTATTAGTAACCATTTCACCATTCATGTGCTTATGTATACGAGTATACTCAAGAGCTAGTCTAGCTAACTTACCAACTTCCTTATCTTCAGTAACCGCTACAAGAGGGTTAGATAAGAATTCTTTGATACGTCTGTCTGGTTGTGTTGGAGACATCATAGCCTCACCTATTTCTAGTAAGTTCTTTTGATTGTCTTTAAAAGCTTTTATTCTACCTTGATTAGTTAATGTGTTTAGAGGATTACCAATAAGTGCGCCAATCTGTACTTGTAGTTCTTCTACAGCATCAGCATTAATAGCAATCTCTTTAGCAGTGTTTAAGAAAGGTCTAACAGCTTCACCCTTAGTAGGTGTAAGTAAACCACGATGATAAACACGTCCTCGGAAATCTATTGAAGCATCAACAGAGAATGATTGTCCTTTTTGTCTGTAGTATTTGGCTGTAGCCATAACACCACGACCATCATTACCACGACCAATAAAGAGCTTCTTCATTTCATTGATGTCGTCCCACTTCTTGGCTTCACCGCGTTTATCTTTAAAGTAAATAAGGCGTTCTGTAAAGTCAAAGAACTCAGGGTCAACTTCATACTTAACTGAGTTAGCATGATTAAGCATCTTAGCCAAATCACGGTCTATCTGGGCAGGGTCATAATCTCTATAAACCTTTTCAGATACAACTGGCATACTAGTCTTCCTACCACGAGCATCATAGAACTCTTTAGAACCCGCTCTAGCATAAACTTTATTCTTGTTATCGTGATAACCGAATCGTCTTGCTGTACGGGCTTTCTCTGAAGCTATCTGTAGCTGTCTCATTGGACCATTAACAACAGTAAGTTGCCTAGTTACATTAACACCACGCATAGCGGTATTACTAACTGGTCTCCCTGTCATCAAGTCTATAGGAGAAGATGTGCCAATATCTCTTATTGTTGTAGTACGAACCATTCCTTGTTTCTCAAAGGAAGCAATTATCTTACTACCATCTCTATGGAACTCTTTAAGAGTCTTAGAACGGAATAAATTTAAATCACCTAATTCATCATCAAACAACTGGCCAATCTTAATAGCTAACATATCATAGTCAGCACCATCAGCTTTAGCAATAGCTTCAATAGCTTTAGCAGTAGCGTTAATAGACTTATCTTTTAAAGCAAGTTTAGCTTTGGCTCTTTTCCTAGCATATAAGAATTCCAAGTCTAATAGCTCACGAGTGTTACCTCTTAGTTTAGCCAACTGGCTTGTGAACCAAGAATCACTTGGAGGCTTCTTAGCAAATAAAGCTTGTAGCTTTCTTTTTTGCTTAACGCCCGGAATGTTATCAATAAGCTTATTCTTAAGGTTAGTCATAGAAGGATTATGATTAATAATAGGTTGAGTGTACGCCGCTATAGGAGCTTTATTACTGAAGTAAGCTTTTCTAGCTAGTTTAGCACCTTCTGTACCACGCCATGTATCAATGTATCTTC